TTTGCAGAATGGGGGCTTGTTTTCTTTGTTTTTTACTTTATTTTGAGTTTAAAAAAAGTATTATAAAGCCATTTTTTACTAAAATATGTAGTATAACTACATAAAATCATTCCAGAAAAAGCTTAAAATACAGTATTTAATGAAATAATTGACTTTCTACTACTGTTATATTTTACTTCACTACATAGTAATTCGAATTATTGCTAACAAGGCTAATATTATAGGTACATAATTATCACCTCTACATATATAATTATTCCCCCCAAGTACCTATAATATTTGTTAGTAAACATGGACACTTCATCTCAAACCTCCGAAGCTCTTGAGCTTACAAACGAAGAATTAATAACCGCAGCTGTTAATAATGGTGAAGGAGTAATAGCAAATAATGGAGCTTTTTCAACCGAAACTGGTGAAAGAACAGGAAGAAGCCCTAATGATAGATTTATTGTTAAGGAACCTGGATCAAGCAATCTAATTGATTGGGGTGACGTAAATATTCCTTTTGAGGAAGATAACTTTAATTCTTTATGGGACAAAGTTGAAACATACCTTGCTGAAAAAGATAGATACGTTTCAAGAGTTCATGTTGGATCTCATTCAGAGCACTATTTACCTGTTCGAGTTACAACTGAAACTGCGTGGCATTCATTTTTTGCAAGACTGATTTTCGTTTGCTCAGAAAACTACAATCCAAATAACAAAAAAGAATGGGAAATTTTATCGGCAGCAAACTTCAAATGTGATCCTGAATCTGATGGTACAAATTCTGAGAGTTGTGTTGTTATAAATTTTGCTCAAAGAAAAGTAATTATTGCTGGCATGAAATACGCAGGTGAAATGAAGAAATCGATGTTCTCTGTTCAAAATTTTTTATTGCCTGAAAAAAATGTTTTACCTATGCACTGCTCTGCGAACGTAAATAAAAATGGAAATGTGGCATTGTTTTTTGGATTATCTGGTACTGGTAAAACTACCTTATCTGCAGATCCTAAATGTTCTCTTATTGGTGATGATGAACATGGCTGGAGCCCTGGATCAGTTTTTAATTTTGAAGGCGGTTGTTATGCAAAAACAATTAATCTTTCTAAGGAAAATGAACCAGTAATCTTCAATGCTATAAAACATGGAAGTGTTATTGAAAATGTTTTTTTAAATAATAATGAACCTGATTATTCAAACACTTCACTGTCAGAAAATGGCAGGTGCTGTTATCCAAGATCCCATATTGAAAATGCAGTTGAAGCAAATGCAGCTGGGGAACCCAAAACTGTAATTTTTCTTACATGTGATTTAACAGGCCTTATTCCACCGGTTTCAATATTGTCCAAAGAAGCAGCAGCTTATCACTTTCTCAGTGGTTATACAGCAAAAGTTGGATCTACAGAAATGGGTTCTACATCTGATATAGCGTCAACATTCTCAACTTGTTTTGGCGCACCATTTTTTCCTAGACCAGCAGATGTATATGCAGATTTGCTTATGAAAAGAATTGAAGGTTATGGATCAAAAGTCTTTCTGGTTAATACAGGTTGGACAGGAGGACCTTATGGCAAAGGTTCAAGGTTTGATATTCCTGTTACAAGACGAATAGTAAATGCCATCCAAGATGGTGAATTGGATAATGTAGAAACACAGATGATACCTGGATTAAATCTAGAAGTGCCTCTAGAAATAGAAGGTGTTGAATCTATCCTGCTTACACCAGAAAAAACTTGGGAAGACAATGAAGAGTACCAAAAATACTTAAAAGATCTTATATATAAATTCCAAGAAAATTTTAAAAAATTTAATGTAAATCCTGATATAGTTTCAGCTGGTCCTGGATTTAATGAATAATGATTTTTTAGAAAAAAGGCTCAAAGAATTAAGTAAACTGAATTTCTTTAATGACTTAGTCATTAATAGAGGTATTGAGAAAGAATTTTTTAGAGTTAACCATAAAGGTGATATCTCAGAACGAGAGCACCCTCAGTCGCTTGGATCGGCACTTACCAATAAATTTATTACAACAGATTTTGCTGAAGCTCAGCTTGAATTAGTTACTCCAACTTTTGATGACATTGATGACCTACATGCATTTTTAACCAGTCTTCATATTTTTGTTATAGATAACATAAATGAAGATGAAACAGTGTGGCCATTATCGATGCCACCGCATATTAAAGACGAATCAAAAATCAATCTAGGATATTATCATCAAAGCAATACCGGCTTGCTTAAACATGTTTATAGAAAAGGACTTAAGGTCAGGTATGGCTCGACTATGCAGTGTGTTTCTGGAATGCACTATAACTTCTCAATTAATAACGAATCATTATCAAAATTAAGCCTAAATAATTCACAGGAAGATTATGATGAGATATACCTTGGATTAATAAGAAATTTCAAAAGAATTTTTTGGTTTGTCTTGAGTGAATTTGGACAAACAAATGTAGTTGATAAGTCTTTTGTAAATGACAGATTTAATAATCTGTCAAAGCTATCTAACAGCGACATGTATCAAAAAAACGCAACATCCTTAAGAATGAGTGATATAGGTTACGTTAGTGATGCTCAAAAGAATTTAAATATCAAATATAACTCTCTAGAAGAATTTCTTAGAAAAATAAGAAGTGCAATCACTGACCCTTATCCTGATTTTCAAAATAAAGGATTAATAGATAATGATGGTGAATTTCATCAAATATCAGATGGAATTATCCAAATTGAAAATGAATACTATGATTCAATAAGGCCAAAAAGAGCCTCAGAGGAAAACCTGAGGCCTTATAATCAACTTAAGAAATTTGGCATAGAGTATTTGGAAATTAGAGGTATTGATATCGATCCAAATGAGCCAACTGGAATTTCTAAAAATCATATTAAATTTTTAGATATGATTTTAATTTATTGTCTAATTTGTTCTTTTTAACATAGTGATTAAACAATAAAGCACCCCGTATATGTATAGGAGTTCCCTTTGCATAGATTGTAGAATGTGCTTTATACTTCTGAACATTTGAAGCAGTGCGAGGAAATGCAATCTCTTCGGGTGGTAGTTTCTTGAATTGTTTTCTAGATTCATCAATAAAATCTATCACATCTTCTTCTGTTCCATTCATCATTAACTTCAGTGCATTCTTGATTAATTTGCGACAAGGTGCAGGAGTAGATGACTTGACTGCCTCAATACCCATCATCTTAAGATTTGGTTTTTCATATCTAACACCTTCACTATCCCATACATTTAAAATATATCTTTTCTTTGCTGTCCATATACCACGATCTGCGATGTTCTCTCTTTTCATAAACATTTTCTGGTCATAAGCATTTACGTATCTGGCCAACGTTTCATAAGAATTCGTAATATATTTTTCGAGTTCCATTTCACACACCTTATTAAGGAACGAACAGATGCTCGCACCATCCTTCTCTCGATCTTTGTATATGACTTCCACCAAAGGACCAAGATTAAGGTAGATAGAATCAGTATCACTGGCAATAACATAGTCTTCATCCTCCGTTTTTAGTATTTTGTTTAGATAGTCATTCATTTTGTTCTCTATCCAACGGATAGAAACCTGACCAGATAGTGTAATAGCTTCTGCGTTGGCAAGTTTATAATAGCGAAAATATTGATTACCAATAGCACCATAAGCAGAGTTAAGGGAAATCTTCTTTGCCATCTGAATATTATTACATCTTGCAATTTCTTTTTCAAGATTTTTTGTTGGGGTCTTTTCATACTTCTTCTTTGCAGTAATCATTCGCTTTTTGAAGATGACTCTTTCATTGTACATCTTCTCCATTAGTTCTGGTAAGAACCCACGAACATCCTTACGATACATTGCACCGTTTGCACAAACAGCATTATCTTTATACATTTCAAATGTTATGTCTTCTTCAAGGATTTTATCAACTGTAACAGATGGATGCCTTGTATCTAGTAATGTCTCTGGAGAAATATTATATTGCATAATCAAATGCGGATATAGACTATTCAAGTCGAAAGATACAACCCAATCATACTTGCCAGGTATTGGTTCTTTGACATATGCACCTGCATACTTATCATTTTTATTTGAACGATTCTTTGGAGGTATGACAATATTTCTTTTCTTCAAATAATTGTATATGATTGTATCCCACATTCTTACCTGATAAAACACATCTTCATAATTGACCTTTGCATCATATGCCATCGTCAATGCGAGTTCAATCAACTTCATCTTGTCTTCTAATCGGTCAACAAGTTCTACGTCAATGATGTTATATTCTACAAACTTCTGCCAACCTTTCGTATAAAAGTCTTTGAATGTATCAAACTCTGAGTGGTCAAGTTTCTTTTGCCCAAGTTCAACAGATGCAATATAATCTAATCGGTATGACTCTTGTGCTTTGTAAGTAAACTTCTTATATAAGTCAAGATAATCTAACTGAGATACTCCACCAATGTCATATGAAATATGTCTACGACCTGCGATAAATGTTTCTTCTTCTGTTACTAATCCCCAAGGTGACATTCTCTTCTTCAGTTTCTCACCAAGTATACGATCAATACGACGACAAAGGTATGGAATATCATACAACTTACTATTCCAACCAGTAATAACTTCTGGTGTATTATCCTCAATCATCCACCAGTTGATAAAATCAGTGAGGAGTTCATACTCTGTTTTGAATGACTTGTATATTACATTCTCTTGTTTATTATTAAATGCACCAAGACCCCATGTACGAATCTGTTTTGTTGTATAATCTTGTAAAGTAATTAAAAGTATTTCTTCTGCACAAGATTCTACATCAGGGAATCCAAGTTCAGATTTAACCTCAATATCAATTGTAGTTAATTTGATTTGTTCGATGTCAAATTTAACTTCGACTTCTGGATATTTTTCTGATATGTATTGATAGATATATCTTTCATTCCCATAGATATTAAAGTTTTCAACTTCATTATATTTTTTAATGAAGTCACGACAATCACGAACAGTGCCAGGTTCAATTGGTTCAACAGGTAAACCGTCAAGAGTTTTATATTTTGTTTTTCTCTTTGAATCAACAAATAGAGTTGGGTAAAATTTTTCACGAGTGGCAAAATGTTTACCATCTTCATAACCACGAACAAGAAAATGATCCCCTACCATTTGTACGTTGGTATAAAATCGCATTATGAAGTTAATTCAGTATATTTGTCTATTACTATACCAGTGGGATCTGCAATTGTCAATATATCTTCTGACCTTATCATAAATTCTTTTTGATTTGTAACCTCAGACTTCCAAGGTTTCATATCATCTATATCATTAAAAATATATGGATTTATTAATTTACAGTTTGGGTCTCCTATATCTGCATCTAATTCTACTACCTCTGCAATTAAGACAGTATCAACATCTATCAGTACACACTTAATCATTTGTTTCCTCCTTTATACTAAATGCCTCATTCTTATCTATAAACATCTGTTTAACAGATGCGATTGGTTCAACTACAGTGGTTACAACATCTATAGGTATAATTACTTTTTTATCCGCAGACAGAATAATCCAAGGTATCAATATTACATCAATACCAAAATCACCTGTTTTCTTTTCCTCTTCAGTTAAAAAAGATTTTTCTCTTGTTTCAACCTTATGTGGATTTTCAAGTAAATATGCATGTGCTTGTTCCGTATCTTCTGCGACTAACTCTTTCATCTCTGATATAAGAGTTTCTCCAGATTTAAGTAGAGTAAGTTTAATTGACATTTTTTTACGTTCTTATAATCATTATAGCACAACTTCTCCAATTGTCCAAGACCTGAATCCTAAATCCTCAATAATGTTATGAATATTCTCCTCATTGTTAGGAGATGTTACGATACAATAACCAATACCAAGATTAAAAACATTTATCATCTCTTCCTCTGGTATCTCACCTGCTAACATAATTTTTTGAAATATCTCAGGTAAATGCCAAGAATTATAATTTAATTTGACACTCAAACCTTTTGGTATACATCTTGGTAAATTTTCTGGAAGACCCCCACCAGTGATATGTGCCATACCTTTTACAAGTTTATCTTCAACAAGTTTTTTGACTATCGGAGCATATATGATTGTAGGAGTAAGTAACTCAGGTGTTCGATTCAAAAATAATTTTTGTTTTGATTAATATCTTTTGAAAAACCAATTCCAGGATCTACAATTATATTTCCTTTGGATATATTCCTCTCTAAAGCATTATTTATCAAAGTCTCAAGAGAGCACTTAACATCACTCAATACATTCTGGTAATTAGACAATTGATTCATATTATGACTATTCCCACGACTATGAGTTATGACGAATGGGCAGTTGAATTTTGAAACAACATCCAAAATGTTTTTATCCCTTCTTCCTCCAGTGACATCATTAATCCAATTAGCACCATTTAAAAGAGCTTCGTA